CAGGGGTGTTCTGATTCTCAAGCTATGTTTGTCTTGCAGGATGTCATAAGGAAGAATACTTATAGAATGAAGTATGTTGGTGATCGTGAATTATATCTTGGCAACATAACGTTTTTGAAAGGTTGGTCGGCTGTAATGCCCTTCCATTATGTGTGGAGATTGTTGAATGAAAAATGTCTTGTGGGTGAATTGTGGTTATATCAATATGGGAATGAGCCTGTGATTAAATTTCCTGTTCCTCATATATTGCGGATAGATGGAAGTAATACTGGAAATATGGTGAGATTAAAACACTTGAAAGCTGAACCTGGTGATAAAGAACAACAAGATTGTGTGGTAATGTGCCTGCATAGAACTATGTGCCATGCGCATAAAGATCTCTTAAAACATATTGTAACGCAAGAAGATTTAACATCAATAAGGAATGGGATGAGAGGTTCATTAGCCACATTCGCAACTCAACAAGATGGTTCTCATGTACCAACTTATCACACTTTTGGAGAAATTAAAGCGGTTGATCGCGAATTGGAGATAGATTTGAACAGCTCTCATTTTCATGTGCAAAGGGACTATTACTCATATGTAGCAAATACGAGTAACGGTGATTGTGGATCTATGGTTGTGATATATAATAAACGCTTGCAGCGCAAAATAATAGGTATGCATGTTGCTGGTGACGCCCAAATGAATGCTTATGCGTGTAAATTATTTAGAGAACAATTAGACAAAGCATTAGAAACATTAGCATTAAATAATCCAGCAGCGCAGTTTTTATTTGAAATTAATAGCGAAATCAATCCTCTAGCTGATATTGCTATGCCTGAAGGTGTTTTTGTGAGTGTTGGTAAACATAAAAAGAAAGTGGGTCAAGCTTGTACGAGTGCTATTATTCCATCACGTTTGCACAATAAGATAACTCTTGCTACGACAAAACCAGCTTTACTCCGACCAAAAATGATTGATGGTAAATTGATTGATCCTCTAATGTTAGGCTTAAAAAAATGTGGTGTGGTTCCTGTTTTGTT